CTAGCGCACATACTCGCGGCAGCTCCAGACAATGCGGCCGATGACGCGAACGGAATGGGTCAATTCACCATTCATATCAACTTCAATTGGGGCAAATCGTTCATTCCTGCTACGCAAAATCAATTTGCCAGGGACCTTGTCCAGGTATTTGACGAAAACCTCTTGATCTACACCTACCGCAAACATCCCGCCTGATATTATATCACGCTGACCTTCATCAATCAGCACGGTGTCGCAGTCCATGAGCACTGGCTCCATGCTGTCTCCCGTCACGTCCATTAGAACCATTTTCGATGGCCGTCCTTTGCGCCTTAGAAAATCGGTCTTGAACGCATAATAGCCGATCACCTTGCCTTCCGTCTCCAGGCTGCCCGTGCCGGCGCACAGGCGCGCCATCACCTTAGGAATCAGGCTGTAGCCCATGCGTGGAGCGGCTTCCGGGCTCATCCACTGGGGTTCGCCCTCGGGGATGGGGCAGGAGTTTTGCGCTTCCACGTGCGCAATATCGTTGTCATCACGCCTCATCGGGCCGCTTCCGAAGAGAAGCCAATCCGAGGAGATATTGAACCTCCTGGCGATATCGATAATCCACCCTGGCGGAATCTCTTTTTTGCTCTTCGCTGCTGAAATTGTTGACTGTCTCAGGCTGAGCGCTTGGGCCAACTCGGTATCGGTTCTAGCCCGCGTAGCGTCTTTTAAGCGTGCAAAGACGGCCCCAAACTCGGTTGCATTCTCAGATGGGGTATTTGCAACTGAATTTGCAACTTTCCCTACTTCAGCAGTATTCATTTTTATTAAACCATTCCAATATTTTGTACAATTTTTGTCATAGTGCTCTAAAAAATGAATAGGCAACCTGCAAAAATTGTTGACCACAATCGATTTTGCCAGTAGTCCTGCCCTTGAGAGGGTACAGGAGTACCGGGAGACTCATACCTAGCAGAGGCAGAGTCGAAGAACAATGTCCGAGTTGCTGGAAAAATCGGATCGAAGGTTACGGGTTTTATGTCAAACGCCAGACGCCTCAGCCTGCTGGACCTACCCAGCCTCAACGTGGACGCGGAAATTTCGACGTCCATGTGTCGGATCATTGAGGCTTCAGGGTTGTCTCGCGCTGAGGCTGTCGACCTCCTCAATGAGACGGCACGGCGTCATGGTGTGCGACTCAGCGGCGGGAAAGCCGAGGCCCTAACCTTGGCTACGCTCGAAAAGTGGCTGAACTCCCGGGAAACCAAAAACGTACCTAGCCTCCGGGCGCTCAATGTCTTTTGCCATGCCTTTGCTGCGCGTGAGCCTCTCGATGTGCTGGCACGGTCGCATGGCCAGGGTTGGAGAGTCATCGACGCAGAGGAAGCAAAGCTCCTGGAGTGGGCACGAACGGAACAAGAGATCAAGCGCCTGCGGGCGAAAAAACGAAAGTTGGAGTCAGGAATATGAGACAGGGCCGAAAAATCCGCGCGTGGATGGTCGAGGAAGACCTCACGGTTGCCGAGGTGGCCCGCAGGGCGGACGCCCAGCCGTCGCATACCTCCGACACCATTCATGGAAAGCGGCATCATCGTCGGGTGTTGCAAGTGCTGGTCGATGCCGGATGCCCGGTTCGATTTCTGGATTTACCGGAAGACATGAAAGGGAAGGAGGCGGCCTAGCAGGCCGACACCGCGATGAAAGACAGAGCCACGGTCAAAGATATCAAAAATGCCTTGGGCATTTCCAGGCAGCGGGTTGAGGCCAGGGCTGACAAGGAAGCATGGCCTTTTGAGGAAGTGCCTTCGCCCGGCCGTGGCGGTAAACGTCGTCTTTACCCCCTTGAAACCCTTCCCTCCGACATCCGTGAGGCCTTGGGACGTGTGGCGGCCTCGGAAGCAGCAGCGGCAGGACGGCGCGAGGGGCTGAAAGTTCGTCTGGATGAGGATATCGCCGCCCGCGCCTCCCTTGCCGCGCGGCAGGCCGGCCTTGCCCGGCTTGTGTGCCTGGGCGATGCGGCTAGGTCGCGCGCCGAGGCCCGGGCTTCCCTCGTGGCCGCTCTTGAAACCTACCTCTCCGCCACAGGAAAGCCGCCAAGCACTGGACGAACCCTGTTCGCCGAAGCCTACAATGCAGGTCAAATCGAAGTCGAGGCGTTTGTCCGCGAACTGGTGCCAGCCACGTCCGCCAATAGCCTGCACAACTGGCAAAAGAAGCTCCAGGCGGCCGGGATAGCGAGCCTCGCCGGCCAGTATGGGCACCGAAAGGGCTCCGGGCTGGCGTCTCAAAAGGAGTTTGTTGACTTCATCCGGGCCATGCTGGCCGATCACCCCCATTGCTCGTGCAAGCACATCCGGCGCGGCCTGCTCGCCCGTTTCGGCGAGGACAAAACGCCCACCCTGCGCTCTCTGCAACGCTTCGTTGAGACCTGGAAGCGCGAAAATGTCTCAGCGCTCCTTAAAATTGCCAATCCAGACGCTTGGAGATCAAAATTTCAGTCCGCCGCCGGCTCGGCTTCGGACAATGTCGTGCGCCTCAACCAGTATTGGGAAATTGACTCGACCAAGGGCGACGTCATGCTGGCCGACGGCAAGCGCCACAACGTGGTGGCAATCATCGACGTTTACTCGCGGCGGGTCGTTTACCACGTCTCGCGATCATCCAGCGCCGCCGCCGTAGCAGCCTGCCTGCGCAAAGCGCTTTTGGCCTGGGGTGTTCCCGAGACCTTGGTGACGGACAACGGTTCGGATTACGTCTCACGCCACATCAAGGACGCACTCATCGGTCTTGGCATCGAACAGCGCATCGCGCCGCCCTTCACCCCTGAGGCCAAGCCTCACATCGAACGGTCCTTCAAGACTTTCTCCCATGACCTCGTAGAGCTGCTCGGCGGCTACATCGGCCACGACGTAGCCGGCCGCAAAGACATAGAAGCGCGCAAATCCTTCGCACAGCGCCTGAGCACGGTTGGCGAGTCGGTGCAGCTCGACATGAGCCCCGAAGATTTTCAGGCCTTTTGCGACAAATGGGCGGCCGACATCTACGCCCATGATCCCCATGAGAGCCTGGGAGGAAAAACGCCCTGGCAGAAGGCCACGGAATGGCGCTCGCCTGTGGCGACCCTCGACGCCCGCGCGCTGGATGTGCTGCTCTCGCCTCCGGCGGACGGCGACAGCTGGCGTATGGTGCGCAAAAAGGGCCTTACAATCGACGGCCGTTGGCACATAGCGTCCGATCTTGGGCCGCTCATCGGCCAACGGGTCAAGGTTCTGCTTGATGAGGCGGACGTGGGCGCTGTCTATGTGTTCGCGGAGAATCCCACCGGGAAAATGGAATTTCTGTGTCGGGCCGTCGATCCCGAGCTGACAGGAATTTCCCGCCAGGAGATTGCGGCGGCGGCCAAGACGTTGCAGCGGCGAGCAGTGGCCGAGCGCACCGCTGAGTTGAAGGCCGAGGCCAGGAAGTACAGCACCAAGGACGTCGCCCGGGAAATCCTTCACGACGCCGCGACCAAGGCCGGTAAGCTCTCGCACCTGCCACAGCCAACCACCTCCCACGAAACCCCGATGCTTCAGCAGGCCGGCATCGCCGCCCGGGCCGGGGACGCACCGACGTCCTACGAGCCGACCGCCGCCGAGCTGGCCGCGCGCGCCGCCCTGGCCGAGGACATGGCCAGGGAGAAGGCGACCGTCCACGCCATGCCCGAGGCGCACATCGAACGCCAGCGCTACAACCGCTGGCTGGCCGTCGACGCCGCTATCAAAGCCGGCCAAGACGTGTCCGAGAAAGACCGTAAGTGGTGGGAAAGCTACCAGAAGACGCCGAAATTTCTGGCCGAACGGCAGATGCGGGAGCTGTTCCCGCAACTGGCTGAAGCCGGCCAGTAGAAAGCGGAGGCCTGCCGTTGCACCGGCAGGCCTCCAGGTGAATCCAAAGCAGGGAGACAAGAAAGTGACGCAACACGGACATCCTGTCAATGGCAGCACCGCGCCGCTGCTCAACGTGCGGAAGTGCCTGGAGGCCTTGCAGGCGGCCAAAACCCGCTCGTTTCATCTGCCCGGCATCGTGTGCATGTACGGCCCCTCGGGCTACGGGAAGTCGACAGCGGCTGCCTACGTGGCCACCAGGACAGACGCCTATTACGTCGAATGCCGCTCCTCCTGGACAAGAAAAGCGTTCCTGGAAGCCGTGCTCAAGACTATGGGCATCACCAAAAAGAGCAACGAGCAGCCGGCCCGAACCATCTACGGCATGGTGGATCAAGCGGCCGAGCGCCTTGCATCCGGCAGGCCGCTGATCGTCGACGAGATGGATTACCTCGTCGACCGCAACGCGGTTGAGATCGTCAAAGACCTCTATGAAAGTTCCCAGGGGACCATCCTTATCATCGGTGAGGAGCGGCTACCGGGGAAGCTCGAAGCCTGGGAGCGCTTTCACGGCCGCGTGATGCATTGGGTTCAGGCCCAGCCGGCAGACATCGAAGATGCGAAAGAGCTGCGCGAAAAATACTGCGACCGCGTGCAGGTTGCCGACGATTTGTTGGCCCTGGTGGTAGAGACGGCCCGGGGGTCTGTGCGGCGCATTTGCGTCAATCTGGAGCGCATCCAGGCCGAGGGCTTGGCGGATGGGCTGGATGTCGTGGACCGCGCCGCCTGGGGCTCCCGGGAGTTGTTCACGGGCAAAGCCCCGATGCGGCGGGGGCTGTGATGAGCCGCCAAGCCAAGCACGTCCCCCCTGGGCTCACGGGGCGCGATTTTACCTGGGACGTCATGCGCGAGCTGCGCACGTTTACCGTGGATGATCTGTGTAAACGGACAGGGTTGAAACGCGGATCAGTGGACGATTACGTCCAGGCGCTCGTCAAGGCTGGCATCGTGGCCCGCTCGGGGAACCGTCCATCCCCGCTTGGAAATGCCGGGAGCTTCCCCCGAGCCGAATATTCCGTCGCCGCCGTTGCCTTGCCGTTGGAAGCCCCCCGGGTTCGTAAAAACGGGACGCTCATCCCCGCTTCGGGCCGGCAACGCATGTGGCGGGTTGCGGGCATCCTTAAGGAGTTTTCGGCGCGCGACCTCGCCTCGGCGGCATCCCTGCCCGAGGCACCGGTCTCCAGGCACGAAGCGCAGTATTACGCCGACTGGCTGGTCCGTGGCGGCTACTTCCGCGCGGCTGGCTCCGGTCGGTACATGTCCATTGATTCCAAGCGCCACGGTCCACGCGCGCCCATGATCCAGCGCGTGCGGCGGCTGCTGGACCCCAATACGGGCGAGATCATCTGCGAATCCGAGCCCGTCGAGGAGAAGGCCCGATGAGCGCCGTGGAAAAAGCAAACTGGGCGTGGGCTGGGCTGCCGCCGGATTGGGTGGATGCACTCGCGGCCGCTTGTGACGCCACCTCCGGCCGGGCCGTGGCCGCGCGCCTGGGGGTGTCTCCGGCGGCTGTCTCCCGGGTGTTGGGCGCGTCCTACGGGGCCACGGACGCCATGGAACGCCGCGTGCGTGAGGTCCTCATGACGGCCGTCGTCTCCTGTCCGGTTGTCGGCGAGATCGCCGTCGAGGCCTGCCGGGAACACCAGGCGCGGCCCTGGACGCCAGTAAACCCCTTGTGTGTGCGGCTTTACCGGGAGTGTCGGGTGTGCCCGCACCGGGAGGAAAAGCATGCTGGGCAGTAAAATCCGCAACGTGCGCAACGGCCTGGGCGTGCTGGCCGGGCTGGTGACCGAGGAGCAATGGGGCCTGATCCAGATGGCCCGCGAGGAACTGACCGACGCGGCCGACACGGCCGATGAACTGGAAACCGCCCTTGAATGCCGGCCCGATGCGGCCGGAAAGGAGAAGACCTCATGACGACGACCTCTACCACCATCCCGGACGGCTACATGGCCAACGCCAAGGGGCATTTGATCCCCGTGGGCAACGTCAAAGAGGTGGATAAGCTTCGCGACGACCTTGCCCACCACATCGTGGCCGCCGCCAAGGAGCTCCAAGCGTCCATGCGCAGCTTTCGCGCGGGCGTCCTGGGCGACATCCAAGCCTTCGCGGACCTTTCGGCCGAGAAGTACGGGGCAAAACGCGGCGGCCTCAAAGGCAATCTGTCGCTGTTGAGCTTCGACGGCCGCTACAAGGTGCAGGTGCAAATCAGCGAGCATCTGGCCTTTGGCGAACAGTTGCAGGCGGCCAAGGCGCTTATCGACGAGTGCCTCACCGAGTGGGCGCAAGACAGCCGCGACGAGATCAGGGCTATCATCAACCAGGCCTTCGACGTGGACCGGGAGGGCCGGGTCAATACCGGCGCGATCCTGGGACTGCGCAAGCTCGACATCAAGGACCAGCGTTGGCGCGATGCCATGGAGGCCATTGCCGACAGCTTGCAGGTGGTGGGCAGCAAAAAGCTTCTGCGGGTCTACGAGCGTCAGGAAGACGGCTCCTACTCGCCCATCCCCCTGGACCTGGCGGCCCTGTGATGGACGCGCTGCCCTCAGAAGTGCGGGAGGCCTTGGAACAGATGCCGGCCGTAGGCGACAGCATGGGGATTGTTTGGTCGTGTGCCTTGGCCGACACCGGGATCGACGTCAGCAGGTCCATGCTCAAAGGCCAGTATGATGTAACCCTGGAAAGAGCGGCCAAGCTCGCCGCCGCCAGCATCCGGCTTGTCGAATACCTCAACCAGGACAGGCCGTAGGCCGGTCGGGAGGAAGCGTATGGACCGTTGGTATCGTTGCATCCGCTGTGGTCACGTCGGCTCGCGGCCGGCCTTGGACGAAGGACAGCCGGGAGCCCCTGTCTGCGCCTGCTGCGGCTCCTATGAGATCGAAGCCTGCGCGGCTCCGGCCGACGGGCGTGCGGTGCCCCTGCGTGCGTTGCTGAGCGCCGAGACCCAGGCGCTCCGTTGGAAAAAGCAGGCCGAGCTGCTCTCGGCACTCGTCAATCGGGCGGCCTCGGCCGGGGCGCTGGAAACGAACTACGTCACCGAAGCCCGGATGATCCAGGCCGGGATGATCTAGGGGCGAGGCCATGATCGACTGGGAGTTTTGCGATGGGGAATGCCACGCGCATGAGGGGGGGGGCGGAATGCGTTGCCTGCGTCATGGGCGTGTCCGAGATGGAGCTTCGGGAGTTCCAGGTATTCCTGGAGGCGCGGAAACAGGAAATGCGTGCGGCCGGGCTGTCTTCTAATGCAATCGAAAGCATCATTGATGCGGTAACAGTTTAAGAAGGGGAATGTCATGACCAAGATTGAACTTGTTGGAGCGATAAAGGCGCGCCTTGCGGACAGCATAAACACGAAACACATCCACCAGATGTCGGTAACCAGCTCCGTGCTCGACGCCCTGGGCGAAGTGGCCGGCGCGGCCCTGGCCGGAGGCGGCGAGGTGCCGCTGCCCGGGATAGGCAAGCTGAAGGCCAAGCAACGCAAGGCGCGCACGGGGCGCAATCCCAGGACCGGTGACCCCGTCGACATCCCGGCCCACATGGGCGTGAAGTTCGAGCCCGGAAAGGCGCTGACGGACAAGCTGAAGCGTGCGTAGCCCATGCGAAACCGCCCTGCGGGGCGGTCGCCCGGGCGTGGCGGCCCGGGCCTGATGAGCAGCCGAGGGAAAGCGTATGACGCCGGAAGATTGGAAATACGTCGAAAATGAGCTCACGCCTCCAATTGGTTTTGTTAAGCTCATCTGTGATGGATATGAAGTTGCTCTTCGCGTTGTAATGATAACAAAGATGAGTTTCGGTGTTGAAGTTTTTGTTAACGGAATACGAAAAGGCAACTGGATAATAGAAGAATGTGAAGAGTCAAGGCGCTTTTACCGGCGCGTAGAAAGACCGATGTATAAGCCTCATGAGCACAAGGAAATCAAGAATGTGTGCAAAATACTTGGCAAGAAAAGTTATCATGATGAAAAGTTTGTTTATTTTAAACCATATTGGACGAATGTGACGGCGCTTCGTCGGCATTTCTGCAAGCACAATCAGGACATCCAGCTGGTACGGGAGGCTGTATGACCGACCGTTTCTACGCCGAAGACAAGGCCGTGCGGGGTCGCGCCGGCATTTTCGACCGAACCAAGGGGAACCGTCTCGTATGCTTTTTCTTGCAAGACCCCAGCAACACCGATGCCGCGCCGGCCATGGCCAAGATATGCGCCGATGCCCTCAACGCGGCCGTGGCCAAACGCCAGGGAGGTACGCATGTATCTTGAACTGCGCACGATACTCGACCAAGGGACGCGGGTTTTCGAGGTCGAAATCGGCTACAAGGACTGCAAGACGCCCGGGCGGTATCTGGTAAGACGATTTGGCGACAAGCTTATCTGCCCGGGCTGCAAGCTCATGTGTGCGCTTCAGGCGATGCATAAACCCCGGGAGGGCGAAGCCATCATCGTGACTAAGCGCTTATCCACAATTAAGACGATGAGTTCGCGATAATGGCCGCCACCACTTCCGCCACACGCCGGGCTATGTTGGCGAAAATCCACATCGCCAAAAAAGACCTTGGCTTGGACGACGACACCTACCGCGCCATGCTCGACAACCTCTATGACGTGGACTCCTCGGCCAAGCTCTCGCCCAAGCAACTCGACGATTTACTGGGACACATGACCTCGCGCGGGTTTACCGCCCGCAAGAAAGGCGACGCCGCGCCATCGGACAATGCCAAGGCGCGCGCGCCCATGATCGCCAAGATCGGGGCGCTGTTGACCGAGCTGGGCCAGATCGAGGGCCGCCACGTGCCGTGGACCTATGCTGTGGGCATCCTCAAGCGCCAGTCGGGCGTCATGCGCCTGGAGTGGGCCACGGCTTCCCAGCTGCGCGCCGTGATCGCGGCGCTGGACGCGCGCGTGGGCAAACTGACCCGCGAGGCCAGACTGGCCGAGGGGGGAGGCGGCCATGCCGAGCGGATGCCCTTTTGACGCCGACGGCCTGCACTGGCCGGGCATCCTGGCCGACATCGCCGACGCGGCCGGGCCGATGGCGGCCTACCGCGTGGCCCAGGCCCGGGGCGGCGTGCCGGCGTATTTCCCGGAGCCAGAGCATCTGACGGACGATCACTGGCTGGTGGACGCCTGCGGCTGGGAGGCGGCGCGGCGTATTTGCCGGCGTTTGGCCCGGTGCCGCGAATTGGTGCCGCTGGGGCCGCTGGCCGGCAACCGGGCGACCGTGGCCCGGGCCATC